TCGATCGATAATGCGTTATACAAAGTGGTGTTGCTTGAAATTTCCACCGCGCCTTGACTGGTCAGCGCCAGAAGCGCACCCAGTTCCCCGGTAGCAACGGGTGACACCTGCAAATTGAGGGCAACAATCGTCGCTTGATAGCTATTGCCGCTGTCACTGGTGGAAATCTTGACAATATCGAGGCCGCTGCTGGACCAGGATGGAGCATTACCGGCGGGCCACATCATCGAGTTCAAAAAATTCTGGGAACAAAGGCCTCCGTTGGTCAGATGAATTTCAAACTCCGTCATCAACCCCAATGGACGCGGATTGAGAAATGTCCAGTTGATTTTGCCCGGGACTAAGCCAGACGAGAGACCCGCAGTAAAAACGGTCGCATTCGACAAGCTGATCGCGGCGTTGCTGGCGGTCAACGTCCCGAGAGAAAAAACATTCTTCCCGTAGCCGTACAGCGTCCCGCCCTTCATGTAGTTGGACACTGTACCGTTGGCATCGGACTCCGGCACTGTGTAGGGCGCTTGGGCGATGCTCGGGGAGTACCCGACAGGATAAATATTGGTGTCGTCTCCGAAAACGGTAAGGGTCTGGCCGGCGTTCAAGGCCACGCCGGTCCCGGATGCGGTTTTGCACGTCACCGTGTACGCCCCGGTGCAGTTGTTCGTCACGATCCATGAGCCCGCAATGTTCGGAAAAACCAAGTTTAGGCTGGCCGTAAGGGTTCCCGTGAGGGCGATCATCGGCTTGCCATACTGCACCGGGGTCAGCGTCACGTTGGTGCTGGACATCGCAACTGAGGCCACCCCGTTGGTGGTGTCGGGGACCCAGCCGGCCGCCGCCGCTGCGCCCGGGGTAATGGACTCGGGATCGGTCAAATTGTTGTCGATGGTATTGATCCAGTATCCGGTCTTGTCGGTTCGCATGACGCGAGCGCCCGCCGGGTAGCCAGGAATGAGCGCATTTGAGGCTTGGGCCTGATCGTAAGCAAACCCAGCCCCAAAGGAAAACCAGACGCCCAAGGCCGTAGCCGCGTTCAAGATTCCGTTCATATCCTTGCCGTCAGGCGGTTTGCCACCGGCAAGGATAGGGTCCAAAAAATTCAAGGGCGGAAATCCGTCCGTATATGAGGCCGCACCTGGGGTGATCCCGATTTGAGAAGCAACGGGAATGGTGTTTTTCAACGCGGTGTCTGCCGCGAACGGCAAAACCATTTTAGTCGGCTCATCAGTTGATCGCATAATCTGCTCCTATTGGTAAAAAAACACCAAACCCGAATGTAGTTGCTGAACGTATTCCCGCCTGGGAAAATCCAAACAGTGGTAATTTACTATTAAAAACAAAACCCCTAACACCACAAGGGACAGGGAAAATCTTAGTCTGCCTGGTTATCGCTATTTCAAATGGTTGCAATTGGTATTCAAAGGTATAACGCATCATCATGTTGCCAATGTCGCTGCAATAAGCAACACCACGTCCAGCGAATATATATTGTATTATCTTGTTTATCGCTAGAGCATTGGTTGCAGTTATATTCGATAACGCTTTTGCCAATAGTAGCTTCCTAAAATAATCATCAGACATTTGATATGTCTTTGTTAATGGGGGCGTTCCTTCGTAAAATGACTTCTGATTAAAAGGAAAACACCCCGGGGAAGCTTGCGAAAAACCGAAATAATCTGGGTTGTCTGGAACTTGTAAATTACGACTGACCCCTAAAATCCGCCCCCAGATATCCAGCCCAAAACCCTGCGCCGTCTCAATATTCCAAACGGTATTGTAAAAGTTGTCGATGTCAACGCTTGGATCAATGTATTGATTCAGGTCGTTGATAAGTTGCAAGAGCCTCGGGCTATTGCCGTATTGGCTTATGACCGTTTGTAGTACGTCTTTCATGGTTTACCTGCCTAAACCAAAGTGACCGCGATATTTGACGTATTGACAATGGGAACCTGGTCTATCCCAACTTGCAATGTATTGAGGTTGGCGGTTGAAGTCCCGATTTGAATTGAGACAACCGACACATTGGGGTCAGCCGAAGAAACCGGCCCGTAATACCGAGATACGAAAATCTCGCCGCCGATGCGCTCGCGCAAGTTGCCATTGGTCCCATTGAATTGCGCGATGATTTGGGCCTGGACCAGAGATGCGATGTTCGCGGGCAGTAACGGGCTATTGGCGATATTGACCGCGAATAAAATCGGCAACGGGGTAGGGACTTCAAATTTGACGTTATACGACGGCTTTGGGTTGCTATACCCGGAAGGGTCAACAACCACGACTGTGGTGTTTCCGTTTGTGTCGCATCCGATATCTTTTTTCGTCCAGATGGCGTTTGCGATATCCGCCGCGATACCGCCGACTGCGGCCACGTACAGGGAATGGGGAAGCAACGTGTAATTGGTTGGACCGACGATCAAAGGGACGCTGGACGGGTTATCCAGCACATAGGCGTCGAGCACTCCGGTAACACTGAAAACTGCCCCGTAGACCGCCTGGACGCTTCCGTGGGCGTTGGCCGCAACGGAGTTCGACCGGCGCAGTTCAAAGTCTGACCGGGATTCGACGTTCTGCCCTATCACTCCCGCCGATAAGTTGTTGATTTTGTCCCATCCGGGGATAGCCTGGTAAACCTGCGTCAGTGTCCCCGCCGGGCAAGGAACAGGCCCGGTGACGATGTTCTGGAACTCACCCACGACCGTCCCGGCCGCGCCGATGGTGATGGTCTGCGTTGCGGCGTAGGTGTTTCCGTTGGTATCCTGCGCGAATGTTCCGGCCGGGATAACAGCGCCCACAAGGCCGGTCAGGACGCATTGCACGGCGGTTGCGGTGGCCGGGTTGCGCGTCAGGAAGTAGATGCGTCCGATAGCATCTTGAAAGCGATCCTGGGCGTATTGCGGGTCTACTTGGTTCGTGATGTACGCTATCTGGCTGTTTTTGTCCGCGATGATCGCCGCTTCACTTGAGGCAAGCTGACCCTGCGGAGTTGATAGGCCAGGGTTGAGAACGCCGCCGAAAGCTGCATTGATGTCGGCCTGGACGCCTGCCAGGATGTCCGTCTCCAGGGGGAGAACAAGACCTGCGGGGGTCCATGAAAGCTCGGGAACGCTAGAAGGACACATTATGCTGACTCCCGTTTTCGTCTATAAAGTTGATCTGGCCCCGAACGGTGCGCCCGCTGAACTCGGTAATTGTGCTTTGCGCCTGGACAACGCCCGAGACCGTCAAGGCCGCCTGAGCGATGTAGCCGTTCAAAAGAGCGGCGGGCGGCAGGTGGCCGAGCACGTCTTGGAAGTATGGGACTCCCTGCGTCGTGTCCCACCAGAGTTCCCCGAGGAAGAGACGGACCGCGCTGGCCACGTCTTGCTCAAGCGCATAGGGTGGCGTGGTCGTGGCGATGTTGCCAAAGGCGTCCGTCGTTAAGTCCCATGCTGGAACGTCGAGAAGCATTGTACTATATTCCATTGATAGTCCCGTCCACTATTACGTTTCCGGAAAATGTAGTCAAAGGACTGTTTACGACCACAGAAATGGGGGCAATTACCGCAATAGTTTTGTTTCCATTCAGAGATATTGTGCTTTCACCGTCAGTAATTGATGAAGTCCCGTCCGTACCAAGGATCATAGTTCTTTCGCCATCTGTCAAAACAATATCTGAATCTTTTAATAAAGTCAGGGTTGTGGTGGTTCCGGCTTGCAGTCTTACATTCCCAACAAGTGCAGTAATATTAACACCTATAGAGCCAACTTGAGAAGTTATATTAATCCCGGACGGAAGATATTGAATAAATTGGGTTGGAGTTCCGTTTAGCATACCGCCCATGTAGATTCCGTCAGAAAAACTGTACTGCCGCCAGCTTCCTGGGTTGGCCTGGTTCTTGGTGTTCTTGACCTTTGAAATGTCTCGGGAGGCGAATACGGCCAGGCCGATGTCTCCCGGCTGCGGGTCCATGATGACGGCGTTTGATCCGCCCTGGACTCGCATATAAGGAAGTTTGTGGACGGTGATATGGGGCGTGGGCTGTCCGTTCGCGTCGAGTTGGTTCACCAATGGTAGAACGTCCACCATGCCAACCGGGGAAAGGTCTCCGTCATTGGTGCAGGAAACTATCTTGACCAGCGTGGCCGTCTGCATTTTTCCAAGCGCCTGCTGAATGGCGAAGGAAATGGCGTTGTAGTCCCCATAATTGATCTGGGGAGTCATGCCGCCTGAGGCTACGCCGTTGCTTGGATTAGAGGGCAAAATTTGAACACCTCACGATTGCAAACCACTCGCCCCCAGGGCATTCGCTTTCCAGCCGATACGACATAGACAAAACTTTCCATGTTCCATTCGCCGGGGTTAAATCGCTTTGCATTTGGATATTCGCACCCCATTTCACGCCGGGGTCGAAAAGCATCTTGAAAATGATTCCGTTTCCGTCAAAAGTGGGGTATCCGACAAGTCCGGTATCTTTTGAAATAATCGGGACAGTCTGAGAGCTGCGCGGCTTTCCCTTGGGGGTAATCGCTAAGGTGGTGTTGTCGATATAAAGTTCACATCCGGCCATTCTGGCGAGTTCTTGAACCTGCTCTATCGCGGTATTGGCAATGTAGATGTTTTCAGCCTGAACAGAAACTCCGTTGTTTTCAAAATTAAGTCCAAGATCATTGGCAATTTGAGATATAGCGGTTGCAATGTCGATTTGTCCCTGGAAACTCCGGGGCGGAACAGCCTTCAATTTATCAAAATACATGGCCTGCGATTGAATATGCAGGTACACGTCCGGCATCCCCCGGAACTCTCCCCAGGCCTGGATGATGTTCCCAGTGAAAACCATTGACTCAGAAGCCCCGTCTACCGCGTAGACCTTGATCGTATTCGGCTGGTAGTATTCATTTCTGGGCTGGTACAGCAGCGTGGTAATGCTGTTCATGTGGGAAATCGAGACGCCGTAAATCCGGGCCTGCATGGTCGCCATCATGGCACCGCCGGCACGGTCGATATCCACAACCGCCCGGAACCCGTGGAGCGTAATCACGTTGTCGGAACTCGACCCGAACGTGCCGACACCAAGCGAGATGACGAACTTGAGCTGCTTTTTGTTTGTGAAGCTAGACATAGTAAATCAGCTCGTACCGCGTGTTGAGGCCGGCGTATGTCGGATCGCTTGTCCCCTGGGTATCCACGAACATAATGTTGCCCTGGAATCCCATGTACTCCCGGCAAACCAAAGGGACTCCGTTCAGGGCCAGGACGGCAGTCACGATGTCCGTTCCGTTCGAGTTGATGTCCACGAACAACCCTTCCGGCTTCTGGTAGACGGCGATCTGAACATTTTGGTTGTTCAGATTTATCACCAGCGTTTGCGCCGGGACGGCTTGAAGGGGTATTTGGATCATCGCTAGAACCCCCCGTCGCTTTGCAAAAGCCCCTGAGCCGTGGCCGTGGTCGTGGGGCTTGCCGGGCTGCCGGCCACGTTCCCGGTGTTGACCGGCGCGGCCGCGCCGGTGCTTTTGGTGGAAGACGTGGGCGCGGTGAGTTGCCGTACCTGCTTCAAGAAAATTTCAACCGTGAGAAGGGTCGCGCCCTGGGAGTTCCTGCGGGAGTAGTTGTACCGCTCAATGGTATGATTTATGTATGTCGCTTCCGGCGTCACGACGCTGTAAAGATCGGTCGAGGCTGCGGCCGCGTCCAATTTTTTCAAGAACCCCGCCCTGTCCGAAGCACTCCCCGAAAGGCACAACACCACAATCGACTGCGAAGGGATTTCCACTTTGTTGTAACTGGCGAAGCTGCCCCGCTCAACCGGGAAGTCGCTGACTCTCGCCTCTTTGTGATACTCCATGGCGGCCGTCGAAAGCCTGGTCGAGGATGCAATGAACGTCAGGTTCGAGGGGCTGTAAATCGGATTCCTCGAACTATCGAAAATACCCCACTGAACCGGATTCATCGCCTGGTAAAGCCCCATGCCGAGGCTGAATGCGTCGTAAACGAGCGGGAGTGCGATGTTGGAAGAAATCATGCTATGCCAACCCGTAGTTTGCCTGGCTGGTGAACAGGTAATCGGTCGCCTTCTTGATGTCCCTGGCTATGCCCTCCGCGTCCGTGGCTTGCGTGTGGATCGTGATGGTCCCGATGTTCGTCTCGCTGCTCCGGTCGGAATTGTCGGCGATCTGCTGGGGCATCGCAAAGGACTTGGCCCGGGCGGATTCGACTGCGCCCGCTCCCGACGCGGCACGGGAAGCTCCAGGAACGCCGGCAATGATCGAGTCGGCCATCCGCCCTCGATTGTAGGCTTCCGATTCGGCGGCGGCCGGGCGCTCATATTTTTTGGAGACGACCGCGCCGGCCCCGGCGGCAGAACTCTCCTTGCGCAGCGCATCGCCGGCTGCCTTCTCTTTGCCCTGGGTCAGTTCGTATTGGACGAAAGCGAGCTGCTCCTCGAACGTGGATTGCTGAATGGGATGCCCGAAAAGATTTTGGAAGTCGGCTTGCCTGTCGGGGTGCCACTGGCCGATGCCGTAAGCCTTCCCGCCGCCGCCGGGAATTTTTTCATTGAACCCGGATTCCGCCTTGAGGTTCGCCACGAGCCCGGCGGACTGCTCTTTCGTCCAGCCCTGGGACTGGAAATAGTCCAGGGCGCTTTTTTCGCGTTCCGATGTCGGCCCTTTCGCGGGAGGGGTGACGGTCTTGGGGGCGACGGTCTTGGGGGCGACGGTCTTGGGGGCGAGCCTTTTGAACCCGAAGAACTCAAGCACATCGCCGCCGAAGTTGTCGAGCCAGTTCAAAACGGAGCTTTCTTTGATGGCCTTCGCTATTTTTGAGCCTACCGTGCCGGCCGCCTTGTCGATGAATATCTGCAACCTGGCCAGGGCCTTGTCGACCAACTCGATGAAACTCGATATCGTCTTGTTCATGTCGTCGATCATGTCCTTGATGGACTTGATCGCCGGAGCCCATTTTTCCCGGTCAATGAGGCCTTTTTCGCCCTTCTTCCAGTGGTCGTATTCGGTGTAGAGGGTGGCAATCGCTGCGGCTACACCCAGGATGAGGGCAGCGGTTCCGTTGAAGGGGAGAGCGGCGACGGCAACGGCCGCGATGCCGGCGGCCAAAACCCCAAAAAACACTTCCACGAAAGTGGTGTTTTGCCTGATCCATGTTCCGATTTTGTCGCAGATGTTGAAAAAATCGACCATGTACGGGTAGACATCGTGGAGAATTGTCCTTCCCAGGGCGCTGAAGGATTGCTCCATTTCAACGAGTCTCTCCCGAAGTTTTGACGACTCGGCCGCCTGTTCCGCTGTGACCGCGTTGCCGCTTTTTTGTTTGGCCACCATCTCGTCAATGGCCTTGGAGCCCTGGACCAGCAGATTCATGGTGCCCGTATCGAAGCCCATGCGCCGGCCGATGTTCATGGCCGTGGGCCGATCCATGGCGTGAAATTTGTCGGCCAAGTCCCGGAGCACGTCCAATACCGGCCGGGTCTTTTCCCCGAACGCCCCGATGTCTACCCCGAGCCGGGAAAAGTAGGGAATGAGCCCGGATTCTCCCGTCATGCGGAGGTCTGTTTGGGCCTGGCTCAAAAGGGACATGGCCCCCTCGAATCCACCAGCGGATCCGCCGGCCAGCTCTGTCGCATTCATCCATGCGGAAATGGCGTCAACCGACTCCCCGATGTTCTTGGAGAATCGCTCAAGCTGGCTGTTGGATTCGATGGTGTGCTGAATGAACTCCTTGACCGCGAACGTGCTGCCCAGCAGGGCCAGGAACTTGGCCGCGTTCTTGGCCATGGTTTCAAAGCCGGTCGCGCCGTCGCCAAGGGACTTTTTCAGCTTCTTGCCGGTGTCTTCCGCCGAGGCCCCGGTGTCTTTGAGCCCCTTATCGACCTTGGCCCGGCCGGCGTCATAGTCCTGGGAGTCCAAGCCCAAGGTCATTACGAGCGAATCTATGATCGTCGGCATCGCTTATTCCTGCCTCAAGAGCGCGTCGTTGTAGGCGTCCACGGTGATGATTTCGAGCATGTTGTAGGCGTCCTCTATTCCGTAGACCGTCCCGAGTTCGTGCATCGTTGCCATTCGACGCGAAATCAAAGTCCCGATGACGGGCGGGACGTTCTGGTATTCGGCTAGGGTTTTCTTTGAGCCGCCACCGGGAGGCCGGTTGAACTGGATTTGGTGGCGGCCGGAGAAAAACCCACGTGCAATCCCCATATCTCCATGCGGAGCTTGACCAGGGTTTGGACCTCCTCGATGTCCTCCTCGATCAGCGCCCGCACGATGTTCGGCTTGGCCGGATTGGGCAGGATTTGGACGCAGGACATCATTTCGTCCAAGAGCGGCTTGGCATCCTGCCAGCGGAGCTTGGCGAGAGCACGCAGGCCCAGCTCAGCGATTCCGGCCATGCCCAGCCGCTCAAAGCCCTCGGGGAGGTCAACGCCGCCGGCCATGAGCGCCAGGATCGCCCTGGCTGCCCATGACTCGGCCTGGCTGGCGCTCATTTCCGTAAGCAAGAACACCTTGCCCCGGTCGCGCCCTTCCTCTTGGACGGTGTATTGCAAAGTCTTTCGAGCCATTGCGTGTTCCTTTTAGAGCAGGGCGACGTTGACGCTTTCCCAGGTTATGACGAAATCCCGGGGCTGCAAAACCTTCTGGGCATCGGGAATTTGCTTCGCGCTGGTCAGGATGCCGTTGTTCAAGGCGAAGATTTCACCCGGGCCGGGAAGCGTGATGATCGCGGCCAGGTAGATGATGTCGCCGATGGTTTTGGTGGTGCGCACGATGGCGTCGAAAACGACGTTGCTCGGGCTGTCGGCCATGAGCGTGATCGTTTGCTTGACGGGCATCGGCGTGTATCCGCCGGTCAACTGCCCGTCCACGCCCATCATGGTCTCGGCAATTTCCAGGGCATCGCTGGCGAAAGCCTTGTCCGTCGCGTATCCCTGGAGGATTACGCCGGCCGGGAAAAGGTCGACGACGGTCAGGATGAAGATGCTGTTGGCACTGGTGATCGAACTCGGATTGCTCACTTTTGATCCCTCCTACAGGATGTCGATGGGCGTCAGGCTGATCTGCTGGACACTGCCGCCGTCCGTGTACCAGAGGTTCACGATCGGGGTTCCACGGTTGCCGCGAACCTGAGCGCCCGGATCAAGAACCTGGAGATAGTAGCCGTCGTTCTGTACTATGTTGGCAACGTCGCCGCCGGCCTGGGTGTTGAGTTGCGAAATCTGGGGGAGGGACAGATTGATGCCGGTCTGAATTCCGCCGAAGTTGATCATTTGGTTGATCGGGTCCTGCATGGCGGCCCTGACCATGGTGTAGCCCTTCTGGTTGTAGGGAATGGACTTCACGACGGTCAGAAGTGCCATCTGGGCAAGCTGGAGTTGCGAGTTGAGGTATACTTGATCGACGAAAGTGTCTAACCACTTCCACTCGCCGCTCATGTGGCCGTTGTAGAAGAAGTTGAACAGGTCGTTCGCCGTGGCGTAAGTGCCGTAAAAGCTGTATCCGTTGGCCAAGAGGTTCGCGGCGATCTGGGCATCGGTGCAGGTCGGGGCCATGCCGGACTGGCTTTTGAAGGCCGTGGTGATCCGCCCGTTCGTCCGCGAGAAGTCGATGCTGGCGATGGTCCCGAGCACGAAAGCGGCCAGGTTAGCCGTGTTGTAGACCGGAACCACGCCGTCGTAAGCCTGAGTGTTGGCGACGGACCCAAAGCAGGTCTGGGAACCTTGGACAACGGCCTGGGCGTCCGTATCCCAGCATATGTAGCAGTACCGCTGGTTTTGGGCGTTGACCCAGACCGCGAAGTTTTCCTTGTCGGTGATGATCGGCTCCCATGCGGTCATGAAGCTGACCCAATTCTGGGTGTTCTTGATGACGCTGGACATGGCCGATGCCGGGGTGTCGGCATCGGATCCCTGCGACAGGATCGCGCCGGTGGCGCTGGTCAGGTTGAGGCTGGCCGCGATGGTCCCGGTGGGGTAAGCAGCGGTGGACGCGGTCCCGGCGATTCCCGAGGTGATGACGAAGGTGGACAAGACGCTGTTCCATGACACTGATATGGCTGTGGCCATTCCAGTCAAGGCCTCGCTTGCTACCGTCGAGGAGGCCGCAAGCTTGTACGTTCCGGCCCCGCCAAGGACGCTGCCCGTCTCGGTGCTGGTGAGCTGAGAGACGATGATCGACCCGGCGGTGACGCCCGTCCCGGTGATGGTCTGGCCGGGCTCAAAAGTCCCGGTCACGGGGTCGGTGATGGTCATGGTGGTTCCGGAAATCGAGCCGGTGGCCGAGGCCTCGGTCGGCTCGGTAGCGTCCAGAGCCGTAGCGATTTTGTTGGCCGCGTCGGTGAAGCTGGAGGCCGTGGAGAGGTTGATCGAGGCCGCCGTGTGCGTGTAGCCGTCCATGACCACCGAAAGCGATCCGGAAACAGCCTGAAGCTGTGCCAGGGTCATGCCGGTCAGGGCTCCGGACTGGATCCAGGCCGCCCGGTCCGCGAGATTGAAGGGCGCGAAGTAGATCGCTCCGGGCTTGATGGTGGAGTTGTCGAATCCCAGGAAATACACCTGGGCGAGCGCGTATTCCAGCGATGCCTGGCCGAAAAAGCTGCCGACCGCTTCGGCGCTGACGAAGGACATGACCTCGCCCGTGGGCAAAAGGGTGCTTTGGCTCAAGATGACGCCATTCAGGGCCTGCGGGACGCCCCCGGCCCCGATAACCCCCGGGTTGACGCTTACGATGTTTGAAGCCGGGATCGTCATTATTGTATCCTCACGGTAAAAGGTTTGATCTTACTCATAAAAAACATCAACAGGTGTCAATTCGTTTGAGGTTATCACGGTTGCCGACTGTTGCGGCACAAGAACCGTGGGAGTGTACTGCAAGGAAATAGTTATAGTCCACCGAGTTTCGTATTGCTGCTCACCAGTTATCAGCGGGTTCTGAATAGCGTTCGATGTATAAAGCGGCTGAATATTTGATGGGAACTGGTTGCAACCCCACATAGAGCGAAACGCGGTGCGAAATGCTTCACAATAATCCCCGGAATTCGCACCGTAAAAGTCGGCTTGAACTTCAATGCGAGTTGGCCCGATGACTGTTGACGTTTGGGCGTCCGCGTCGTCATTCTCATACGGGATATCGAGGTGATATTGTCCAAGTTCGGTTAGAAGTACGAACGGGTCCGGGGGCAACGCTACCATTCCGACTTGGGCGCGCACGACCTGGCCGCCCGGAACGAATGGAAGAATAACCACCGCAATGGCGTCTATTACGTCGTCAACGGCGATGCTCGGGACGTATGGCGCAGTCATGTTCCCGCCTTCTGCAACACAATTGCCGCCTTAGTGAACAGCGGCCAACCTTCAAGGATTTTGACGACCAGCCAAGTATCTCCGTTGGCGGTCTTGACTAAATCGCCGCCCTGTCCCGTAGGGCGAATAACGCCAGCGAGAACGCCGCGAAAGAAAATTGCCTTGACGTAGCCCTGGAGGTTCAAACCTTCCAGCAATCGTAATTCCAGGTCGTCAAGGGCTTGTATCTGCGCCGGGCCGATGATCGGCGGGGCATACGTCGGAATTTGCTTCTGTCCCGCGCCAACAGTAAAACCCGTCGATATCAACACCGAAACAATCTCATTCGGGTGGATCGCGGCGGTTGATCGGTTGGCGAGCGAGCGCAAGTCCATTTAGCCTGTCACCTTGGATGTTACCGAGTTGAGCATGTTGCCAGTGTCGACAAGTGGCTTATTAAAACCCTTCCTGCGTATCGTGGAAGGTGCGTTGCCCGGGGTCGTGAACTCGTTTATGGATTCCACAAGTTCATGCTCGATAATCTGGCCCTGTATTTCAAGAGCCTTTTTGCCGTCGTTTCCATTGTTTTTCATTGATGCTGCAAGTTGTCCGCTCCATTCTCCAGACTTTTCCGCAATCATGTTTCTAAAGAACGGGCGCGGAGGAATTGTGAACGAATACGCATCGACATGGTGAGTCGTGGCGAAGTTCGATTTGCTTTTCTTGACGAACTTCCCGTTTTTGTTGAACTCGCCGTCTTCCCCCATGCTTCTGTAAATCGTTGTTTCATGCTCGGGAACCGTGGGCGACGATCCGAACTCATTCAAAAAGGCCACCGTGGCGACGGTCTGCCCGTTGTCGTATTGTGGGCTATCCTCAAAGAATCCGACGGAAAGCATCAGTCCCCGCGCCTTGTCGCCAATGCGCTTGAGTACGTCCGCCGCCTTGTCGCCGCCTTTGAGTATCGCCATTTTAGAAACCGCCTCGGCTCGGGATATACCGAAAGCATCGGAGGTTTTGAGTCGCTTGCCAGAAGGCCGCGCCGTAGCCAGTCTGCACGAACCAGGCTTGCGTACCGGGCGGGGCGTATTCAAGCTGCGCGGTAACGCTGCCCTCGGTTGCGCTTGAAACTCTTCCCACTGGGAGGGGTTGCCCATCCGCGCTAAGGGCTCCCCCCAGATATGCGATATGCGCGGTCAACATGTTCAAAAGCAGCCCCCGGCGCGTCAAATCCTGCACCGGGGAGTTGTCGGCATTGGACAGGTACAAGGTCGCTTCAACGAAGCAAGCGCCAAGATTCGCCCCGGACACCCCGGAAAACTCCGGGTATCGGGCTTGGAACGCGGCGAGGTTGAAGACGACCTGGGGCATCGGTTATTCCCCTTTGTCCTTTTTGACGCCCATGGCGTCCTGTGGCATCGGCTCGAAGCCGGTTTTTACCCCTTCCATTTCCCGGCTCTTGCCGTGAGCTTCGTCCTTGGACTTGGCCACGAATATCGCCCCGGACTTGACCGCCGGAAAGGACTTGTGGGCACCGTGCCAGGCGTTCCAGAAGTCCTCGTCCACTTCGGTATGAACATGGGTCGCACCGATGACCTTGGACTTGTTCAGGCCGCCGATGGCGACTTTTTTCGAGGGGTCCGCAGGATGTTCCAGGATGATGCCGTGCGGCAGTTTGCACCCGACAATTACTTTGCCAGCCATGTATTTTCTCCTCTTTCCTTTCGTTTGGGCCTAGACGCCGAGCATCTGGGCGATGAAGACCGGCCGGAATACGATGCAGCCCCAGCTCCCCTGGCTCTTCTTCTGCTTGAAGCTGGAAGCCTCGACGATGATCGGGTGAGCGCGCATTTTCTCGGTGAAGGCGCAGGAGGCGGTGCGCTGGCCTTCCGTTTCGTCCACGATCAACTGAAGCAACTGTCCAGAGGCCGTGGCGTACTCGGGGGCGGTAATGTGCCGCATGTTCGGGAAGTTCTTCTTGAGCAAATCGGCTACGCTGGTTACGCCATAAGTCGATCCCACCGTTTTGGTTAGTGCTTGTTCGGACGTGGGCGACATCGCCAGTGTCATCTTCGTGTCCAGCTCAACCAAGCCATTGGCCTGGGACTGAAGTTGAGTGTAAAGCGCCTGGATGTCCTCATAGACCTCAAGGCCAAGCGCGTTAGTGGACCACGCGGTACCTCCTCCTGTCTTGGACATGGGGGTGATCGGAGCGGACAGGCTGGGATCGTTCAGCAGGCCGTAGTTTTCCAGGCCAGCCACGCCGAAGAAGTACGTTTTGTTCTGGTACTTGTTCAGGGTCAAGGCCCCAGCGATCTGGATGCGGTTGGCGAAGTCGATCCGGGCCAGTCCGGCGCGTTCGAGTTCGCGCTCGCCCCACTGGGACATGATCTGGTAGTGGAAGCTCTGGCGCTGCGGGAACGTGGCGTTGACGCCGACGCTGCCGTTTTCGGAGTAGTCGCCGTAGGCCGAGGTCTGGCCGGTCGATTCGACCATGGGGAACATGGAAGTTTCGGTGGTCCAGTCGCCCTTCTTGACTTCATCGCCGACGATCTCGGCCGCCTTCATCGGGGCGACCAGGACTTCGATCATCTTCGGATCGATGTAGGTGGACAGGAAAGCCGGGATGCCCGACGAACTGGTAGTCACAAGCGACGGCTGGGCATCGCAAGCAAAGCCACCGTCGTGGGCGATACGCAGGGCCTTAGCCGCGTTGTCGGCCTGAAAGGCGGGGTTGACACCCATGAAGGTGATGCCCGCCTGGTGCATGAGGGCTTGAAGGATGGGGTCCATTTATTTGTCTCCGTTCTTTTTAAGTTTCTGGCCTAGCCCCAGGTGGAAATCTTCACGAGTTCGCCGGCGTTTGCCACGCTCTTGGCCTTCCAGCTGGTCACTACGCCGCCCACGGCGGTAACGGTGGTGCTGGCTGCGTAGGCGGTGGCCGCCACGTCCAGGGTGTACACGCCGATGCCGTTGGTCCCGGTGATGATGCCCGAGATATTGGCGCTGGCAGGAATTCCAGTACCGGTTACGGGGTCTCCTATGGCAAGGGTGCCAGAGGAGACGGCGGTCACGTTGAGCACATTACCGAACGAGGTAACGGTTGCAGCCGAGCAGGTGTTGGCCGCGCTCAAGTTGTAAGTACCAGCCCCGCCAGTGGTGCCGGAGGCCTGGCTGACGATGGTGGTGCCAGCGGTGATGCCCGTTCCGCTCACAGTGTCGCCAATGGAAATCAGGCCAGTGACGGCGGTCACGACCAGCTGGGTGGTGGGAGTGCCAGCCGAGGCGGTGAAGGTCGCGCCGATGGAGCCGGTCACGGTCGCACCGGTGGGGGTGGACCCGAAGAACACGGCACCGTCAGAGTACCGGGCGTAGACGAATTCGTTCATGGTGGTGGCGCTGGCGCTATTGTTCTTGACCCAGAAGTCGCCCTCGTTGAACAGGTTGACCGGGAATCCCTGGGGAATGTTGTTGCCGGATTCGGCCAAGTAGGTCTGGATCAGGGCCTGCATCTCACGATGCACGATGCCGTCCGGGGAGTTGGGGGCGGTGCCGTAGGACTGCACGACGCCGTTGTTGTTCCAGGCGAAATTGCCGACGATCACGCCACCGGAGCCCGCGATCAGACCGCCTTCGCCGGCGAGGACGCTGACGCGGGGATTGGACGAAGCGAAGTCACCAGCCTGCGCCGGGGCAGGGGTGAGGTTTACTTGGGTCTGGAAAGACATAGTTTTTTCTCCTTACCTATTGGCTAGGCGTGGCTGAAACGGTTGGCGTTGGGGAAGCGTTCTTTCAGGCCGGCCGAGTCCATGGCCACGGTGGCGGTGACCCCGCCGGTGCTTTTGGCCGAAGCGACCTTGAACAGGGCACGCAGGGCCGGGATGCCTTCGACGCCCTTGCGGTCCACCTTGAGGTGGTCCAGGGCAAAGCCGTAAATGTCGCTGGCGCTGTCCATGCCGATAACGTCACCGACTACCGGGCGCACATCGCGTTCGGCTTCGCGGGCGTCGGCATGTTTCTTCTCGATGCGCTTTTCGAGGGAATCCATGGCGGCCTTGACTTCCTCTTTTTTCATGCCTTTTTCCTCTTTTTCTTCGCCCGGCTCGGCGTCCTTGGCCGTGCAGTCGGCAGCGGCGGGCGCGACCATGGCACAGATCTTGGCGATGGTTTCTTCGTCCACCTTGCCCGAGAGCATGGCCTTGATTTCATCGGCGGGGCTGGCGTCGTCGGCGGTTTCGTCGGTCAGGTCCTCGGGCGCGAGTTCCTGGGCGTCCGGACCGTCCTCGATCCCGAGCAGGGAGTCGATAACCTTGTCCAGCCGTTCGGAGTCCAGGTTGGCGTCCATCGCCATCAGACTGGCCTTGACGCTCTTGGCGTCGAAGGTCTTCTTGACGGCGTTTCCCACAAGGGCGGGAAGGGCCGCGTCGGCGGCGAGCTTGGGCGAAGCGATGCCCAGCGCGGCAAACAGCGCCTTTCCAAGTTTTGTCATCTTCATGGTTGTCTCCTCAAAGGTTTTTGGGAAAGGATTACGATCCGCCACAACAACATCCGGCCCGGCCCGGCCGTCCTCGACGAGTGCCAAGTGGTTCCCCTGTATTTCCGTCATGCGGCCGTCAAAGGGTTTGCCGTCAAACTCTCCGGGCTCCATGATAGGGACGTACCGGTAGGCGCAGGAGAGTTCGTGGACGTCCTTGGTCTCGATTCCCGCAATGGCCGTCGCGTCCCAGAACACAATGTCGGCGTCCAGGTAGGGAGCATCAAAGGACACGTCCGAACCTATAGCGCCGATCACAAGGTCAGGTTTCGGCTCTTCGACCGTCACCGGGACATGCTCTTTCAGTATCGGAAGGCGGGCGAACGTCGGAGCGGCCTTCTCCAATTCCTTGGGATCGCGGAAAAGCTGATAAACCTTGTCCGGGTCTAGCCCCAAGGACTCGTAACCGGGGATTTCGCGGCCGATATACGGCGAAATTTGCGCCTTGCTTATATGCGACTTGGCGACGTGCAAGCGGCCGTCTGCGTCGATATGGCGGGCGGATTTGTCGAAGGCGAAGGAACTCATGCCGCCACCTCGAAGGGGAATACGCTGCGGCAGGTGCAGCGGCAGTTAATCATCGTTCCCGGAAGGATGTATTCCCCGGAAATTAAGCAGCCCTCGGCCACGTTGTACTTGCGCCCGTTCGCTGCAACATGGTCCGGCCTGGGCTCTTTCCCGCCATGCGAGTGCATCCATATCGCCTCGGTAATCCCGAGTTCCAACTGCCGGGCCCGGGTCGTGGTCGCGTGGATCTTATTCGACTGATCGCGGGCGATCAGTTTCGCCCGGTGCTTGGCCTTCGGGTAAAGCGCCTCAAGCTCCTGGACCATGGGCTGCAACTGACGGCCGGCGGCGTAGTTGCGCATGACGATTTCCTGTACCTGGTCGTGGTACTGCCCCGGAATGGACTTGATGAGCCCCACGTTGCCCTGAATCGACGCTTCCATGGCGTCCTTCATGGCTGGGGTCATTTCGAGCTTCACGGCCCAACCGGAGTCTTTGAGCGAGGCTTGGAAGGCGTTGTCCGAAGTCGAAAACATCCGGGCCGCATACTTCTTGGCCACGCTGTACCCGGACTCGCTGAAAAACTTGGTCCAGCGGTCGCGCAGTTCCTTGAGCGAGGCCAGTATCTCCATCGTCGGCAACCAGGCGTCCTGGGCCTGTTCCACAATCGCGGCCATGCGCGGCGGGTCTTTGCGGTAGGCCGCCTGGAGCCAGTAAATGGTACTGGAGTGCATTTTGGCGATCATCGCCTCGATGCTGCGCCGGTACTTCATTTCGAGGCCCCGGTTGGCGTGGGTGGCGCGGGCGACGGTGGGCTTATTCCTGGCCATCGGTCGGCTCCTCACCCTGCGGGGCATCCTCTTCCGATCCTATCGGCGGCTCGGGCAGAGCGTCCACATCAAGCCCCTGGTAGCCGCTCTCCGGGTCGCTCGCCAAACGTTCGCGCTCTTCGGCCGGGTCGATCACGCCCGCGTTGATGTATGCGGTCGCGGCTTGGCTGTTCTTAACCCGAATATCCGCTTCCTCGTTCGGGTCCATCTGGTAGAGCGGCTCGAAATTCAGCACGATTTCGGGGTCGATCTCGCCAAAAAGGTGAAGCTGAACCACCTTCAATATGGTTTCGAGCGGCTTGCGCCAGAAAGCCTCCTGCTGCGCGGCTATCCAGTCGTAAAAGATGCGGATTTCACCGTCTGCCGTGGCGTTAAGGCCGCTGGGAGATATACCGGTGAGAATAATAGCAGGAAGGCGAGAAATCGAGCACAGGTGCTCCTGCGCTTGCGCTTGAAGTTCATGAAGACCCCCTAGTGGGACATTGAGCTGGACAAGGTCTTCGTTTTCCTTGTCCAACAGCATAAGCCCCTGGTTTGAGCGCAGAAGGGTGAACAAGGCGGCGCGGTCCATCAGTGCCGCACCACCATCATCGCCCTGTAGCACCTGGGCCATGCTGGTCTTGAGCGCGGTCGTGCTGAAATTGGAAATCAAGTTGGATACGCTCTGACGAGTGCGAAGCCAGTTGTCCACATATGGTTCGGTAAGCTGTGAAAGGCTCATACCCGCGAAGTTGAACGCGGGCTTGAGGATATCCGGCAATTCGCGGGTAACGACCGTCAACAGTCGCGAGGCGTGAACCTCTTGGCCGAGCATGAACCACTTTGTTGGGGAATAGAAGTCCGGCGCGGCCGGGTCTTGGGCGTTGTAGGCAGAGGGCGTGGTCCA